ATCTGAAAAAGAAGAACTTATGGTACAAACTAGAAGAAGTGATACGTTTGAACTAAAACATGAAGCCATGGGAGCGGTGTTAAAACTAGCTGCTATGGGGGATATGGGCGAAATACTCAAGGATTAATATATGAAACTAGGTGATTATTTACCAGAGGTTCCTGAACTTGTAAAAGGTTTGGGGCAGATTAATACTACTTTAGATTGGCTCAACCTGATGAAGAGCAACTACAATGAGGTTGGTGGGTCTGAATCAGGGAGAACTCCTACCTTAGGAATTGAGACTGTAGTGAATGGTTGGATACGCAACCAGATGGCGTATCGGAAACAACTCGTTCAAGACATACAGACTATAGCAATGCAGGTAGAGGAAATCAGGGCACCTCTTCACCACATAACCAATGAAGTTTTCCGACGAGGCTTGAAACTTGTACCTGATACAGAAAAGCCTAATCATGAGGAAATCGAAAGATTGCGTAGATATATAGATGATTGTAACGTTTTTGATCAAAGTTTAGAACAAGTACTTAGACAAGCTCATTTTGATTTGAACTCTACAGATGATGCTTTTATCTATTTGGTAAAAGACTATTATGACGATAAGAAAAATAAATCTATAACATCTAAAGTTAGAGAAATACGTAGACTAAACCCGGCTCTTATAGAGTTTGATTTAGATAACAAAGGACTTCCCAAAAATTCACATTGGGTATGTCCTATAGATAGAAATGATGTAACTGAGTCAGAAGGTAAATGTTCCAAAGGGCATGAGAGAATTCCTGTCATGTATAGGTATCGGCACAGGGAAACTAATATTTATCTTTTTGACGATGAAATTATTCATATTTCTAAATTTTCACCCTCAGAAACATACGGATGGTCACCAGTACTAACCATTTTTGAGAAGGCATTAACTCTTATAGGTATGGATAAGAATCTATATAGATATTTCTTTGAGAGGAAGATGCCCTCTTCCATGTTGCTGGTACATACAGACGACCCAGAAAGTCTTCGTCGTGAGAGAGCTAATCTTGTCGCCAACGTGAAGGCAGACCCTAACTTTATTCCGATGGTAGCGGTGTCTAGCCGTAATCAAAGAGGTAGAGTTGATATGGTACGATTATTTCACACACTCCAAGAGATGGATTATCTACCTGTACGTCAAGAAATCAGAGAACGTGTAGCCGCTATGTGGGGTGTTACCCCTGCGTGGCAGGGTGCCCCCGAAGCCTTTGGTGGTCTATCTACTCAGACCCAACAGTTAGTTGTTATGAGTAGAGTTGTAGAAGGCGACCAAAGGATATTCCACGAAAAAGTTTTTCCGCATATACTAAGAGCGTTCAATGTAAAAGATTGGAAGATTGAACTACCTAACCCAGAAGAAAAGGCAGAGGCTACCCGCATAAGTTTTGCCTTACAACGAACACAGTTAGCCGCCCAATTATCCCAGTTAGGTTATACAATTAGTTTGAAAGACTCGCATGTAGATGTAGAAGAAGCTCGTTTCGTGATTTCTGGTAAGCCTAAGATGATAGAGGCACAGACGGAGCAAATGGAACTAGGTGTTGAGCAAGCTAAACAGCAGATGGAGCAGATGGAGCAACAGGCGGAGATGGCACAACAACAGCAAGAAGAGGGGGGAGGGGAAGAACAAATGGCTCCAGAATTAGAGCAACTACTCCAACAGCAAATAGAGAAAACTATTCCTAGGCATAAACGAAAGCATAAGGGTATCTTTGGTGGAATTACTCCGGATAATAGTATGGTAGCGGTTCAAAACGAAACAAATAAACTTGAGGATAAGAAGAAAGATTTTTATGATTTGTTTGCTACCAAGTCTTGGATGCAAGACCTTATCGAGAAAGGTTATCCATCACCCCTGATTAAAGAATTATCTGATGACGGTTCGAAATTGTGGTTCTCACAAAACGAAGATCATTTTGTAGCGTTTTTACATAATGGTAGATTAGCTAGAGTAGAGAAAGCTACCTTTGCTAAACCTCCAGAAGTTAAAACAAGTGAAGTAAAATCAACTGATCCAATACTTAAGGATATTATGCAAGATGAGTAATTTGAATTCTTTACAGGATTTTCTTGAGAAGGAGCGACGCAATCCCGATCTAGGCCCAGTAAAAAGAAAAGAACCCCCCGATACTCGTGATCTGGCGCAAAAAGATAGAGACGCACTAGCGGAAACAACCAAAACTATGGCAGAGGCTAGAGAACAAAGTAGAGAAGAATCTGCCAGAGAAGGTATGGCTGAAACCTTAGAATCTGACTTGAAGCGCAGAAAAGTAATTCCCCAAACTCCTGAAGATACCGGGGAACTTGCCATGATGAAAGAGGGGGGTGGTGGTGCAGGAGGATTAGCTGGTGGTGGAACGGTTGCGGTAGCCTCTGACCCCGGAGTATTTACATCTACATATGGTGGCGATTCTAAACGACGCTTAGGAATGGAACCCTCTAAGAAAAAGAAGAAGAAAAAGAAGAAGGATAAGTATCAGACTTCTGGAGTTACTAAGTTAGACAGATTCCTTAGGGGTGAAAAAATTAATCAGATCACTAATAGTAAATCCATCTCAGTAGCAAAATTTGCGGAGTGGGTAGTTAATGATGTTAGAAAGGCTTTAAGACCGGAGAGTAGAGATACTACTGGTGGTGTAGGGGTAAACGAACCTCCTACTACTGAGACTCACAGGGGTAAAGTTCGAAATCCTTGGGGGAGGGGCGGTAAATTCAAACCCCTTAAAGGACAACAAGGCTATACTATGGATTTTGTAAAGATGGAAAATATTTCTAATACTTTACAATCCGGGGGAACAGTACTAGATTTAATTAAAGCTCTTGACATGGATATACCTGTAGAAGTAAACTAGTAGTAGAGACGAGATAAGCACAGTTGGAGGGATTTATGATTCCAGAGATTGCGAAGAAAGAGTTAATACAGAAAAGACGAGCAGGGCAGACATGGACAGGGCTAGCCAAATGGCTAACCGAAGAGTACGGTATAGAACTTCATAGGTCTACTATACAACGATGGTATGATAGGGAAGTGGTTGACTTAGATATTCTGATAGATGAGGCTGCTGCTAGCATGGCAGATGTAATTGCTCCCGAAGAAGAGGAAGATTTCATAAAAGATCGTATAAGATTAGATAAACGGGTAGCTACATACAAAGCTGAATCTGCTTACTATAAGAAATTATATGAACGAGTGATTAAAGATTCCACCCGGTCTGAAATTCTGATAGATACTATTAAAAGATATGTAACTCCTCTTAAAGCTATTAAGCAATATCCTATCAGGAAGCCGGGGTCAGGAAAAAGAGGACAGTCATCTCAGGTTATGGTAGCCCCTTTAACAGATACTCACATTGGGGATAATGTAAAGAGAGAACAGACAATTGGGCTAAACGAATATGATATTGAGTTGTTTAGTAGGCGGATGTGGGGATGGTCTAATCAAGTTCTTAGCCTAGCAGAATATAGGCGTAACATCTGTGATGTGGATGAGTTAGTTATTCCTATGTTAGGTGATATGATTTCCGGGGATATCCACGAAGAGTTAGCTCGTACTAATATAGATAATTGTATGATGCAGATGATGTACGGGGCTAAAATAATAAGTCAGGCGTTGATGTTCTTAGCTCCCCACTTTGGAAAAATTCGGGTTCCCTGTGTCGTAGGAAATCACGGTCGTATGACCAGAAAGATTCCTTCTAAAGATAGATACATGGATTGGGACTATATGTTGTACCAATGGGTAGCGGTCTTTGTTTCCGGTCAAACTAACATTACATTCGAGATTCCTAAATCCGTAAGTCATGTTAGCAATATAGCTAATAGAAATATATTAATGATGCATGGAGATGCTATCGGTGGCGGTGGAGCCACAGCTACAATTCTTCGTACAGTTACCGCTTTGCGCTCTGTTCTACAATATAAGACACAGCTTATAGCAGATGATGAGTTTAATATATCCTCATCCTTTGATGATGTTCTGTTAGGACACTTTCATCGGGTAGATGAAATAGATATTGGGACTGGAAGTTTGCATATTTGTGGTACAATGAAAGGCGGGGATGAATATACTATCAGTCGCTTAAATGTAATAACTAAACCTAAGCAGATAGTTTTATATTTCCACCCTGAGTACGGGCAGGTAGGAAAAGAAGTTATCTACTTAGACAGATATGATAATAAAGAGTCAGAATTTGAACTTGAATTACCAGAGATATGGAGAAACGGTGTATGAATGTAGCAAGTTTATTTAAAGCTCACTTACATAATAAAGCACAAAAACTTTTACCTAATTTTGATGTTCGTACTTCCGGTAACATGCTTACTATAACTCCTCCGCAAACTGAGTATAATAACACAGCGGCAGTTCAAACATCAGAATGGATTAATCCATATGTTAAATTAGATGCTAAAACTAACCGCTTTCGGAAAGTTAAAGGATATTGGAGAAAAACGGAAGCACCTGCACAGCAAGTTCGACCAAGTATAACGGGGACTTCTCCTAAGTTTCTTACTATGTCCAATGATGAGAAAGTAAAGTATTTACTTGGAGGCAAAGTGTAATGAATATAGCAGAACAGGTTACAGAAAATCAAGAATGGTTGATGGCAAGGCATTCTCGTACAGTTGGACAGGTATTAGATGTAATAGAAGCATCCCTACCAGAGGGAACTCAGTGTGAAAAAGTTAAAAAACTTATACAACAACATCTTTACTCACTTAGAAACGATGTCCTGAAATTCATAACAAGTGGTAACATACCGGAAATTAGAGAATAATCATATTTATAGTATGATTTTTTTATAACGTGAGTATAATATACTGAGCAGCGTTTACTGTTCGGTATATTTTTTTTTGTATAAAGTCGGGGGTGGCTTAGACCAACTTTATGTAAAACACATAAAAGGAACCTTAAATGGAGGATAAGTAAAAATGGCGATTTCAATTAGTGAATTTATTGCTCAAGCTAATCGTGGTTTAGGCCAGTCAATTCTTGGCCCAGACTACATGGCTAAGCAAACAT